TTACAAAAGCTTGAGGCGTTCGAACAGCGCGAGCATCCGGTAGAAATCGTAGCTGCACTGATCAGGCGTGTCGATTATTCCCTTCGCCACGGCTGTCTTCACCGCAGATTCCGCCCATACCGGAATGGGCATCCGGTCTCTGGCCGCCAGCTGGGACAGCTGCCCTTGTAAGTCTTCTACCCTTTTCGTCAATGCTTGAAGCTGCTGCTGCAGTTCTGCCTTTTCCATTTCTTCCGCATCTCCTTTCAGACTATCATATCGAGACAGATTGTATGCTTCCATAATCGCAATCAACTTGGCGGGATACTGCGGATCGGTGGCGTAGCCCCCCTTCCAGATCTCTTCGGCTGCTGTTTTGTAGTTAGCGTTCAGTACGCCATGGTAACGGGTAGGATTGTCGCGGGTGCCGCCAAGTATAAGATTCGAATGATCTGCAACCGACTCCGCCCAAGAACGGTACTTGCGAAAAGAAGCCGTAACCTTAACAGGCTTACCCTGCACATATTCCGTCGTGGGCATGTCCACACTCCCCGCCGGCCCTTTACCCTTGATGCCGAAAAGATTGTTGGCCTGCTGCGTCAAACCGCTTGTCCCCCAATTCGATTCCAGGATGGCCTGGGCGATTGTAAGGGAGGCCGGAATGCCGCAGCGCTGCATGTCGGAGATGGCGCATGGGGTGAGGGTTGAGATGAATTCATTTTTGTTCATGTTGTTAAGTGTCCTCCTCTTGAGATTTGGAGTTCAGAGTGGTGGTATAACTTTTAATCCCACGGATTATTTTTTGCTATCTTCACGGCCTGTTTAACCAGCTGATTACCGTAAACCGCGAACGCTCCGGCAAGAATGCCTTGGATGATGGATTCCGGACCGAATCCGGTAAGCCAGATCGTCAGCAGAATTGCAGTTAACGTAACAACATAAACAATGCTCCAGTCGGGTACCCGCGGAGTTTGTTTCAACATAAAACCAATGATCCAACAAGCTGCCACCACAATGATGAGCTTGGGATCGATGAGCTGCCAAATTGTGTTCCAATCCATCTTTTCTCCGACTCCTTTATCATTAATGTCCTGAAAATTTAAAAGCCGCCCATAGGGCGGCAACGATACCACTAGCCACGGCTGTAATGATCGAGCCATAGAATGTTCTTTTGAACCACATCTGGTCTTCCTTCTGAGCGTTTTGCTCAGCAATCGCCATCTGTGCCGTTCTTAATGCTTCATCAGCAATCTCTTTGGCTGTCTGAAGCTGATCCAGCCTTTGATGTGCTGACTTGGCGGATTGATCCGCATTGCGGGCGATTTCCCTGAGCGTCTCGACTGCTGCGGCAAGCGTGGGAACTACTTCAAGCGTTTTTTCAATCCTCGCGAGTTGAATTTGTATATCTACAAGCTGATTTGAATTTTCTTTGTTTTTTGCATTCACTCCTTCGCCCACCTTGATTTCCTCCTTTGGCTTGGTAATGAAAAAGCCCCCGGATGAGAGGGGGCGGAAAAGCCTTCAAATTTTGAAATAAAACTAGATACGCTCTCCCTTAACTGAAAAGTTAAACCTTATTTTATGTGAGTCATCAAACTGAATGCTGACTAATTTTACTTAACCTTGGTATTCCCGGTCCGTAATCAACTTATATTCTTCCTGTGTAATTACCTTGAAATCTACATATTGTTTAAGTTGGAGGTCATTAGCCCATTTTTTTTCAAAGTAGTATTTCAGGCGTTCAAAATCGTTCTCGAACAAGTGCGAAATCTCCTTCCTACTTTAAATTTTCAAGCGTAAGAACACGCAGTTCCATTCTGACTATCTGCCCACCAAGCGCTTCGTTCTGCGATTTTAGATCGGCTACCTCCATTTCACGTTCTTCGAGTTTAGCGACGATCTGTTCCAGCTCACTTGGCCCCGGCGGTTTGGTCAGTTCATTTATTTCTTCAGTTGAAAGACCTTCCTTCCAGAAGACCGTAGAATCAACCGATTTGTCGTCCTCTCTAGCTTCCCATGCGGCAAGATCAAAACATGGATTATATAATCCTGAAGGGACCGGTACACCGACTATATAGCCGACAATTTTTAGATCTTGTTCTTCAAGAGTTGTTGGTAGCCCAGGCTCATCTTTAGATTCCAAAGTTACTGACGATTTAGAGTCATAAAAAGGGACGACACCAGAAAAGGCATCGTCCACTAGCATATCCTCAATATAGAGGCCTTCTGTATTTACTTTAGGTACGGCTTTCATGTGATACCTCCTTTATTGTTCTGCTAAAAATGGTGGAATATTGAGGACCGCAAGATCTCGCAAGGCTCCTGATGATAATCTAACTTGACCGTCAGTTTCAACTTTAATTCTTGTAACCGATATTTTTATTGCATCCTCCGATACTGATGCACTAGATAGTGCCTGACTAGGGCGATATCCAACTGGTAATACGAAAACAGTCGTACCGGCTAATATGCTCCCATTTTTAATCAACCCGTCAATATGAACAAAACCCAGTGAATCTTTGAAAAAACGAACTGTTGTGTACCCACTATTGTTATAGCTTACCCAGCCATTCAGCAACGTTGGCGTAATCCACCCCGGTGCATCCTTCTCAGCCTTCTTCATCTCAACTACACTGACACGCTGCAGAGCCTCTTGCACACCTGCAGTCAGATCGGTAAGCTGGGCCTTTTCGTTTGTTGCCACTGTGCCAGTGATTGGTACAACAGGGGATTTGTCGAGCTTTATATAGGTAGCACTATAGAATGCTGATTGCTCGTACTTATCATCTCTTATCATCGCAATCATTCCCTTTTTAGGTGCACTGTCATGATTGGCGAAAACCGTCCATTTACTGGACTCATCCACATTATTTTTGAGTACCTTGAGTATATTATTTGTTGAATATTCGAAAACAGAATGGCTGCCAGTAACAATATCAACAGCTAAATTGTTTAACCAATAATATTGAACTCCCCCATCAACATACAGTGCAGGTTTCACACCTTCCCGTAACACAATTCCTGTACCGACTTCAATTTGGTTATCTCCCTCTATCAGCGTGAAACAGCCATCGGATACGACTGCCTCAACTACAGGTGTTGCGAGTTTGTATAAAAGTTTGTAAGGATTCCAGTTTGGGGCTTTTGTTGATGGCAGTGTTGTTGTTGTGCCATCCCAATTATTTATATCATTTGAGATGCCATCCAACCTGTAGACCCAATACTTTATGCCAGAGCCATTGTAAGTGTTTGTAGCCAGAACACCATCACACATCTTCCAGCCCATGAAGTACGCCTTAATCTCATCAAGTGTAGGAGTGTAGCTTTCACCCCATCCGCTGTCAGCGTTAGCGATTGAGAGAATTACTGTCGATTCCCATGTCCGATTAGACCACATATCACTTTGTATCAAAGTGTCATTTTTAGGGTTAGCAAGTAAAGATCCATCATACTTTATCATAGTCCCATATTCTTGACCTTGTCCTGCTTTTGCTCCTTGCAACGGAAATGAGACCACTTTAAAGCCTGCTGTTGTATGTCTCAGTGAGTAGCTAAGCGCTCCATCCAATACAGATTTCTTCCACTTTTCTAGTTTTAAATACTGCCCCTCTCTAGAGAAAACTTCATCAGCATCCCCACCTGTCACAGGGTCTGCAAATAAATCTGTTTGCAGTGCTATCATGTTGTCTACTCGTGGTTTAAAAGTTCTCTGTGTGGAACCTATGTTTAGCATCGGTTCGGCGAAGTAGAAGGATCCTGCTGTTCCGGTATAAGATACATTTGATAAGTATATCCGAACCGCGGTGGACGCTCCCGTATTGAAATTAATACTTTGATCTTGCGTATTTGCTACTAGTATGACATTCAGTTCGGTGTTAGTTACAGATAAGTACCCATTATGATTTGCACTGAGACAATAGTCAGTATTCGGCATTAATGGAATCTCCACGTATAAGTAATATGACTTATCTGCCACGCCTGTAAAGGCCAATTCATATGCACTTTTAATATCATATGTTCCACCAATAGGAGAAGTTAGCCATTCAGTAAATGGCGGTAACAAATTCTCACCATAACGGATCGCATACGGATTACTAACGGGTGTTACACTGTAAACATATGGGTATTTATCAGCCAATTGTTCGGATGACATACTATCAATCGCGAAGTATTCAGCTTCTGAAATTTCGTATGCTCTTAAATTTTTGACCCAAGCATATTGCCCCGCGGTCCCTTGAAATACAGCTTCCACAGAACCAGTTGTAAGATCCGCTGACGGTGCATACTTTGTCGCTATGGTTACAAATTTGGAGGAATCCAAAGACTTTATTAACGGAAAGATTTCAATAGTATTCGCCGAAGCGCATTGAATAAAAATATCTTCAGTCGTGTTGCCATTCTTTACATCTCCAAGCAGAATATATTTTTTTCCTGATGAAAAAGTAATCGGCCTCACAGCAAGAGATCCAACAGATGAAGATGAGAGAGTGATTTTAGTTGACCCAGATTCGACGGTTGATGTTAAAAAATAATTAATGAGTTTAGACGGATCATCCCCTTTCCCTATCCGTCCCGTCAAATTAATCAACGTACGTCCTTTTATTGAGCCCAGCTTAAACAGACTGTCCCGCTCAACGCCTTTCAAAATTTGCAGACCGGGCTGCAATGTAATATCCGCCGAAGAGGGCACATTGAGCCTATCCTCTACCTTGGTTACCCGCGATTGTAGACCATCTGTTGCAAAGTCAATCTTATCCCAGTTTTCATTCAACATCGTTTTAATATTAAATGTTTCATTTCCATCCGTAGTTGGATCCTTTTTTAGTAATCCAAGATATGGTGTATTACTCGACAATTGGAGCACCTCCTGTAAACTTTGATAATGGGACTTGCTGTAATTCATTTAAAGCCATAACCTCATGAATTTCTCTAATGATTAAATATCTAAACTCGTACTTCACCGCCAAATGCGCCGGTTTGATCTCCTCCACCGCTGCCTTCAAATCCTCCAGATTCGGTGGAATCCCAATGGTGTCGATGAATTTAACCATAAAGCCCCATTCCGAAGGTTGAAAAGAAACTTCCACCTTTCCACCGTCGTAGGCTTCAGCAACATTCTTCACCAAGCCCCCGGAAAATTGGCCCGCTCCCCGCAGCTTAGACTCAACCACGGCACGGCGCTGATCCAGCGGCTTGGCCTGGTCGGTAGGAATACCCAGTTCAAACTCCCAACGGCCTAATCCCCAAGTGGCGGTCCTGACGAAAAACTGCGCGGCTGCCGCATCCAGCGCCTGATACAGCAGGTCCATCTCGCCGCCTTTGGCATCCATATCGGACTGCATGACGCGGGAGTTCTCGTAATAAAACGGCAGATACGAAAACAGCTCGCGTCCCCGCAAGCTGTTCATTTCATTCTTATTCACTTACGCTCACCGTCCCCAGCACCGCCACTTGACCGGACCCGATTTCGATATTTTGCTGCGCATCATTCCCGTTAATGGTCAAATTCGAGTAGTCCACGATAATCGGGATGTCGAGAAGAACGGCAGCAATCCGCGTATAACGCACCAAAGGGTCTTTCCGGTTAAAGGCAATTTGCTGCAAATACGTTTGAACCCCATCGCCAATGAGCTTCCGGATTTCATCGAGCGTCGAAGGCCTCTCCTGCGTACGTTGTACCTTAACGGAAATATCGATTTTCACTTCCTCCGCAGGCAAAATGGTAACCACCGGCCCCGCCGGTGCCAGCCCTTCTCCCTGCCCGTCCTGTGTCGGATCGATATGCAGCTGTACGGCTTTCACGATTTCAGTGCTTGCTGCCCGTTTATCCGTATCCAAAAGATACAGCGCAACCGTCCCAGGGCCCTTCCATAAAGGAACGACCTCCACGCCTCCGACGCCGGCGATTTCATTCGCCCACTGGATATACTGCGCCTTGTTGCCGCTCGTCCCTTGGCTGCGGACCTTCGCATAGAATCGCTCTAACAGCGACTGGTCCGACTCTGTATCCGCCCCGCTTCTCGTTGGTTCGGGATTCGTGACAGATGAAATGCCGCTAACCGATGAATTCATGACCTGTATGACGCGAGCGGGCACGTTACCATTTTTCCCTGCCGTGACCGCGCGGATCGCCGCTTCAGCGGTTCCGAATTCGTCTAGGACAACGGCTGATGTCGTGACGTACTCCACTGAAAGCTCCCCGGATACGTCATCAGCGGGCGTTGCTACAAACGTGCCAACGGGCACTTTCGTACCCGGCTTCCCCGTAAAAAGAACGCTACCCGAAGAAGCAACGGCCTCCCGTCGCGTAATCCCATGCTCTGCTGTCCGTAAATCCAGTTCAGCGGAGCGGAATTGGTCATTATCGCTTGCTGCCGTGCTGGCAAATCCCCGTCTCAGCAGCTCCTGCGCCCAAAGCGCCGCCTCGGACAGCATGAAAGCCACCGGAGCCTGCGCATCCCAAATAAAAGAACCTTCCGACTTGTCGATATCCGAAGGCACTTTCTCCAGCATGCGGTTCAATATTTCTTCTTCCGTCTGTTCCTGCAAATATTGCGGCAAGTCTGCCATTAGATCACCACGCTTTCGATTGTTTCCATTTCATCATGGATGTTCGTAATACGGCAGCTGAAGCGACAAGCTTCCCCTTTCCAGTCAAAAGCGAACTGATCCACGCTCTGTGTCCTGGCATCTGCGAGCAGCGTTTCCGTCACCATCCGCTGGATCTCGCTTTCCTGAAGCGAACGGCTGCCTCTGCCAATCAGATCTTCCAGTTCGCTTCCGTAATCGCGAGAGTAAATCACGTAGCGATAACGCGGCGTACGAATGGCTTTTTCGCACCAAATGACCCAAGCCTCCTTATCATCGGCCACCGTCATTTGGCGTGTCGGCGACATGATAAATTCACCCGCGTCAAAATCAAATCTCCAGCTGCGGCCAAAAACGGCTTCGGTTTGTTCCAGCAGCCCCGGTTCGGTCACGTCTGTCCAAACCATGTCCTCCGTTTCCGGAAACAGGTTAGCCATGCCCACTCACCACCTTGCATATCACGACCGCGTCATTGCCTCCGTTAACGCGTAAGACAAGCACCCGGTCACCTGGTTGTAGTACAAGCTTCAAACTGACATCCTTCACTTCGTTCTTGTCAAAATAAAAAGAAGTATCCATCTGCTTATGATCCCAATCCGGCTGCTCGACCTGGGCAGTCGTGCCTGACATCATAAATCGCGGCACCGAAAAAAGCCCCGGCAGCTCGGCAACCATGTAATCCTGAAGTTCATGCTTGAAATCATCCAGCTTCAGTCCGGTCCCGGTCATCGTCCCAAGTACCGCACCAGCACCTCCGAGCGCCAGTTTCGCATGTTTTCCTACAGAGGAGTAAAGCGCAGACGCCAGCTGGCCGTAAGGATCTTTATTCAAGGTAAAACCTCCTTTTCACATCATCGTATGTGCCTAGCTCCAGCGACATATTCCCCGGGCTTCCCAGCTCACGGCTGACCGAAATCACCAGCAGCTTCATCCCGCCCAGCATAACGGCATCCCCGGCACGGATCGTATTGATGTCCGGTGCATTCAGAGAAATGGTCTGCGAAATCCCGCGCAGCTTGCTTTTCGCCAGTTCCTTGGCGGCTGCATTTGATTTCACTTCGTCATCCTGGATAATGGCCTGCAGCTGGCCGTACTTGTCGATGTCTTTCTCGGTGATCGCCATCACTTTGGAGGGAATCTCCTGCCCGAACTCGCTTGCTGTGGTAGCCAGCACCTTCACTTTGGTTGCGGCTCCTTCCAGCGTGCGGGACTGCGTCGTATCTGTGACATATTCCAGAATATACACGTCTTTGTTCGTTCCGAGCTCGTACAATTCGAGGCCGGATGAGACCATGCGGGGATGATACAGCTTCCCGCCTGCCTTGGCCGTTTCCCTGAGGTCTGCGAACATACTGGCATAGATGGACTGCGTCCGGTACACCGAACGCCCCAGCTCCTTGCCCGTATCCGGCAACTTAGCGATTTTCAGATTCCAGTCGGCTGCGTATTTCTTGAAACGCTGCGTCGCCGTCTGTTTGGCCGGAAACAAATATTCATCCTCGGACTTATCCAAATAAATCGTCCTGTCATAGATTGTCAGCGCCATTTTTTTATTACCGTTATTGGAGCTCTCCACTTCCCAGACGACAGCCGGATTCAGAAGCGGCACATAGTCCTTTTTACCATACGGAATTCCGCTGATCCGGATGCTCATGCCTGGGCTGATCGCCGGCATATCCGGCGTCACGATCAGGTTCACCGTACCTTGGTAAGCGACCTGCTCCAGGGAATCCCGGAGATTGATTGCTTCGACCAAAGGTGATAAATCATACTTATCCTGCAAAATCACTTTATAGCTCATGGCATCACCAGTTTCTGTCCGGGTTTGATCGTGTTTGGATTGCTGCCAATCGTTTTTTTGTTTAGCTGATAGATTTTCTGCCAATCTGAGCTGTTTCCGAGCTCCAGCTTGGCGATTTTAGATAAGGAATCTCCGGCTTTGACCGTGTAGCTCTTGCTCTTGGGCTTCATATCGACACGGGGTTTCTTGTTCACCAATGCTGCGGTTTTACCGCTGCTGCTTGCCGTTTTGGCCGCTTTCAATTCCCTCCATGTGCGAAGCGTGATCTCAAAGTAGACATCCCCCGGCTCTCCCCCGCGGAATGTGGATTGATGCGATGCAATAATCACGGGCACGTTCACGGATGTATTCGAGATCGTAAACTGCAGTGGCGTTTTTTGGGCCAAAAAACGGTTAATCGTATTCATCGCAACCTGAGGATCGTGAAAATCTGCCGTCGGTACAGAGCAAATCGCCCCATCATGAACCTTTGGAAAAAAAGAGGCGAAGGAAATTTCCTTCACCTTGTCCCCCTGCGGAAAATCGAATTCCCCGTAGGATAAAATATTTACCGTATCAAAACCTTTTTGCCGGGAGATCGTGACTTCCTCCGGATTCACCGGAAAAATGAATTCCTCCTGGCCGCTTTTCAGCCTAAATTGCATATCTTTCAAATTAACCATGTCTTGTATCGCCATGTTTTCCTCCCTTCCGGCAAAAAAAGCGCCTCTTCTTTCCATAGCCGACATTCACCGCAGTCATGCCATTAAATATACGCTCTAGTTGGCGGCTTTTGATTTTGCGTCGCTTTTTGGAATTCGGATCTGAGGCGCTGCCCAATTTGCTGGATCAGCCCTTCCACATCCACCGGATACTCTTCGTGAACCGTGACTTGAACCGCCCCGGGCGGAAGATTGAACTGGTTAGTCGTTTCCGTTTTGAAATCCCGCAAAAATCCGGAAAGGGCGGTCATTTGCTCAGAAGAGATTTGGACGATCTGTGATGCGGCTTTAACACCCGGCGCAACCGGACCAGGAAATGCTGCTGCTTGTAGGCGCGGACTCGGATCTGTGTAAATGGCTGCGTTAGGTGATAATGGTCTAGTAACTGTTGGCGGTCCAATAAATGCTTGCGGTTTACTAGGCTTGTCCGGATCAGTCATGATCGCGGGTTTCTTGGAGATGTCGTCTTTGGACTTATCCTTTTTATCAGTGAAGGTTTTCGAGAACCAACCCGTCATGGAAGAAAATGACTCCTTGATTCTAGGTCCATAATCTGCAATCATACCGCCTACTTTTCCGCCAACAAAGTCTCCTACTGTTCCCCCCAGTGCAGAACCAATTGCCGTACCTACAACGGGAATTGGTATTAACGTCCCTACTGTTCCCCCTAGTACAGAACCTATAGCTCCTCCAACAGCCGAACCGATCGCTTGGGTTTGTTCTTTGCCAGGTTTAGATTTAATGATCGAAACTACATCCGCGGCATATCCTAATGGACCCAAGAGTTTTTTTGATCCACCTTTGAGCACCTTACCAGCTATGCTTCCTAGATCACTTCCACCTACTCCAGTGGTTATTGAGCTTATAGCGGAAGATATTTGGGAGCCAGACGTCATTCCTTTTTTAATAACTCCCTGGATATTGTTTAGGAGTCCTTGGCCTCCCCCCATAATTCCCTCACCAGCAGAACCTATAGTCTCTAATAAACCTCCGCTAGCCTTTCCAACTTGGAGGGTCTTCCCAGAATACTTTACGGTAGCATCCTTAAATCTTTCCCACTTTGTGGTCCCGACTACAGGAGGTACAGGTAAATCTATAACCTTTTTTAGAGCTTTAAACTTCTTCGGTATATCCCCAGCATTTTTAAGACCACTGCCAAAAGACTTTAGACTTGAAAATGAACTTTTTATTGTATCCCATGCTGATTTTGGTTTTTCCTCTTTAACTCCACCAAGACTCAAACCACTCAAGGACTGGCTCAATACATAAATAGAGTTTGTATTAAGTTCGAGAGCTTGTATTATAGATGAAAAATCCACTGAAATTACAGGTATCGGCGGAGTCTTTACATCCTTTCTCCTTTCAGAAGCCTTCCCCTTAACAGCAACCTTCTCCTGCTCAACCTTCAACTTCACCGTCCCCGACGCATCAATAATCTGCGACTTCACCCGGTTTATTTTCCCAAGAATCCGGTCCAATCCTTTCGAAGCCCGGTCTCTCAATACAATCTCGGGGGCCATGCGGGTTCGGCCGATGCGCATTACGCGGCCCTGGATACGCTCAAAGTACCGCTCCATCGCGCGGAGTTCACGATTGGCCTTGATAACGTTTTTCGGGTCGATGACCAAGTTCATGCGGTAATTCAGCGTTTGTGCCATATGTGGTACACCTCCTTCCATGTATTAATTTTGGGCAGCCATGCGGTCCATCTCATTCTCTGCAAAAGCAAGCAGAAGCAGTCGCTCCCCGCGCGGCAGCCGCCAGAAATCTCCGGGACGGAGGTGATGCCGCACCCACAGATGGTACAGCATCGTCGTCATTCCCCCGGAGTTGATTAGTTTTTTAAGTCTTCAATCTCAACGCCGAAACCGGATAGCTCCAGCACCTTATCTCCCACGGCATCCAGTTCTCCGGCCAGCAGCATACGGCGTACCGCCTGCTCTCCGCCGGACAGTTTCATCCGGCTCGTAATGCGGGGATCGCCCCATCCGTTCAGGGACAAGCCTTTCACTTCAAGCTTGCCGGTCGCCTCTGCAATCAGCAGCGCGTTAAAGGTCTCGGAATCCACCTTCTCCTCCACGGATCCCTTCACCGTACGGCGAATCATACAGCGTTCCCGAATGCTGTCCACTTTGCTGGACGTCAGCCCGCGCAGCACGATCTTCATGTCCAGGCGTTTAATGCGGACGGTCTCTTCCGGCAGTTTCTCCGCAGCTTCAAACAAGCTGTCCAGAATTTGTTCCTCGGTCATATTCTCATTCAAACTCATGCTTCATGCTCCTTTTAGACAAAATTAATAATCGCTTAGTTTCCGACAATCGGGTCCACCAGTTCGTAACCTTCAAAGGTAAACGTGGTTTCTTCCTGTACCTCTTCGCCTGCCGTCCAGTTGGCAAGCTGAATTTTGTCCGGCATGCAGTTGATCAGGCGCACACGCTCATGGCCGAAGGATTCCGGATCGTCCAGCTTGGAGATGATATCGAATTTGGTAAAGCCGCGCTGAATCATATCGGAGGTCACCTTGTAGCCGCTCATGGTGCCGGTGCCCTTCTTAATGCCATTTTTGTGCACCTTCCAGTCGCTTCCGACCAGGTTCAACTCTCTTTTTTCCAATTCTACGCTGGCTTCCAGCTTGTTGATATGCGTCTGCCACACCCCGTCGATATAGGCCTGGCCATACGTCCCCAGAATCACTCTTGAAGCATCCAACATTGTTTGTTCCTCCTCATATTTTGAAAATAATTAAGTTCATGAAAAGATAATCTGCTAAGTATTACTGCACGTAAAAGGTTCCGAACAACTGCTCCATCACGTCGGTCAGCTTCACGTTCCACTGCAGGAAAACCTGATCCGGTTCCGGTTGACTCACGGCATTATCGCCATAATACGCTGGGTCGAGAATCACGTCATAGCCGTTTTGTTCGATCACGCCGCTTAGCGACAGTTGGCCCAAATACTCCTTCACGGCGCCAATCAACGCCAGGCGGCCTTCCTCGGTGTTATTCACCTTCCCGATGTAAACTTGCTCCGCAGCACGCTGAAGATCGGCGTTGATGGCGTCCATGACGCGGATCGAACGGATTTTCTTCCACGCGTTGTTTTGTCCTTCCGCAGGGCTGGTCAAGCTGTTGATACCGCGCAGGGCTTTGACTTGACGGCCATCGAAAAAGAGCAGGAATACGCCGTTCTTCACCGCTTCTTCCTGTTCGGAACGGGTCCAGCGGCGGGTCACGTCTTCAAAAGGCGTCACCGCATACGTCGCCGATTGATTCAGACGCTGACCTGCGATCAGACCAGCCACGTATGCAGCCGTCTGGGCAGAACTGTAGTTAGTTCCGGCAAGGCGCACCCCTGTACCCACGTTAATAATGCCCTCATGATTCAAGGCAAGCGAGCGGGCCGAAGCCGCCTTCACCGCATCCTTCGATGTATCCTCGGAAGCCGATCCTCCGAAGACCGCCATGACGCCGCGGCCCTCGCCGCGAAGCCGTTTAATCCAAGCCGCAAAGCTCTGCAGCAGCGCCATATCGGCAGCATAGTCAAGTGCAAGCATGTCAAACTCTTGACCTTCCGCCGCTTCCTGCATAGCAATGTAATCCGCATTCGCCAGCTTGCCGTTACCGCTCACGCCGCCCGAAAAGGCTGCGCCGCTGACATCGGCGGGAATGCCGCCTTGACCCAGCACCTTGGCCGTAACCCATACGTTGCCGCTGTCCTGATTGATCTGCTCCGCGATGGCTTCCGCCGTGCCGTCTTGCCCCTTGTAGGTGCCAAGCAATTTGGCGCCTTCATAGAGACGAAGCTCGCGGGCTTCCGGTTCGCCTAGCGCCGGCTGTACCGTTACGGTAAAACCATTGCCGCGGCTGCCCGGATATTTGGCATCCAGCTGCAGTACAGCTACCGGTGAAGCCTCTGCATTTTGGAGCGTGATGCTTGCCGCTGCGGCCGTGTCATCCGCCAATCGGTATGCCATCAGCTTCTTCGGCCCGCCAAGAAGGGCAAGATAAAGAGCCGGATAAGCGGTCGCCCCATCGAGAGTGTCAACCGAAAACGCCTGCCCAATCGCAGTCTCGCTGCCAATTTCCACAAACTCGCGCACAGGACCCCAGTTGGCTTTGACCGGCACGACTACCGTCCCGCGGGAGCCTCCTTGAATCGCGGACGCTGCCGCTGCTTTAAAATTCATGTACAATCCCGGCAACACCGGTTTATTCGTGTTTTCCCATGTTCCGCCTGCCATAATTAATCCACCTTCGCTTTCATGAATTGTTCAATTTTTTCCTTGGTCTCGGACACCGTGAACTGCTTGTCCTCCAAGCCGTAAAAGGCACCCGCCATCACTTCCTGTTTGACATCAAACAGGTCCTTGGCGCGGGTCATCAGTTCCGCCAGCGTGTAGCGGGGAGCATTAGCTACTTTTGCTTCAGTTTTAACCGTCTTTTTCACAGCCATTTTTGAACCCTCACTTTAAAATAGGATGAATATCGACTCTGCGGATTAGCGCAGCCTCTTCCGCCGGACGCATTCGCCGCTGCACCAGGGTTAGACGCAGCTGTCCATCCAGAAAGGCATCCGCCTGCATATCCGCCGACACTTCCGCCACCGACATATACTTGCGCTGACTGGCATCGATAGGCAGCTGCACCTCGGATCCCAAACCCTCGATCAAAGACACGGCCGCCAGCTGCTCGCTCGATGTATCCGGTCCGGAAATATGCCCGACGTAAACCTTTCGAACTTCATACAATGAAGCTCCCGCCATCTTCGTTTCGCAGCCGGTCATCCGCCACATTACGGCGCTGTCTTCCGGACCAGATGGCCAAGCCGTATGATAGACCGTCCACGGCATGCCCAGCAGGCTGCCTGTCCAATCGGTTAACGCTTGCAGCCATTCGTCTGCCTCAGATGAAGCATCGCCCGCTCCCGGCACCGGGATATGCACGCCGAAGCGCAGCGTGCGGCAGGCCTTACCGGTTGAAGGCTCCAGCCTTTCGGCTTCCCGCGAGCCCAAGTAGGACAGCGTAAAAAAAGAATCATCTGCATTCTTCACGCGCTTGTGATGCAGCCCGTTCAATAACTTTTCCGCCCAGGTGTCCGCCTGATCCAGCCCCGCATCGCCTGCGAACAGCTTCAAGCGGATCACCTGCCGGTATCCGGCCCAGGCAGACTTCCAGATCTCTTCGCCCAAGGCGATGACACCATAAGGTTCTTCTGCTCCTTCAAGCGGAGGCTGCACATCATACAGCCGATCTTTCAATGGCGGAATGATATCCGCGATCGCTTGCTTGAGCGCCGCCCTCAACATAAGAGCTGCCTATTTCTTTTTCCGTTATAGCTGAGCCAGACTCCGGCGTTCATAGCATTCGTTTGCTTGCGCAATTTTGGCTCCTCCTTTCCATCTAGATGTAAACCGGAAATGGGGCCAAGAGACAATCTGCCGCATTAGAAAAACCGGCTCTATGGCCGGCTCGCATTTGACTGAGTAAGTCTTCGGTTGTCATCTTGTTTCCATTTCCGATGATATAATCTTACACCCCAAAATCGGATGCGCTGATGGTGAATCGGACGGAATAAAGATCGTTTTCGTAAGAAAAAAGTACGAATGTACGTTCGTATTTTTGGGTTGGCTACCTCATCCAATAAAAAAGGACGGGGTTTCCCCCGTCCTGCTCCCTTACGATTTCTTCTGCTCATGCTTTATGATAAAAACCGCTTCGAAACTTCATATCCCGATAACCCGCTTCGCTATGATTTCCTCCCTCAATCGTCTGTTTAAACCTTTTGCAGATCCTCCAGCTTCAATAGGCCAAGGTCAGCGAATGCCAGCGCCATTTTATAAAAGGCTTTCGTTCGAAGCTTCGTATATGTATCCTTGCTCATCGGCGGATTCAGAATATAATTGTATACTTTATAGTCGAACACATCGTCTTGCTTCATATATCGTTCACGAATCATGAGTTGTTCCCTTTCGCTAAGCCTCTCCACGATCAATTCAATGAGCTCGCAGTATGCTCTTCGCGCGGCCGGCACGTCCACATTATGAACGGCAGCTTGCGCTGTCTGGTCCGATGTTACGTTCGTCGGTCCATGAAAGCGCTCGGTGTACGAAGCGGTGATGCTAACCTCCCTCGCTTCAAAGGTAATAGTCTTGTAAATACGATATTTTTCAAGCAATGCCTCGACGGCAGTTTGCGTTTTGCGGCGGTTCAGCTCCGGTAGTCCTTTTACCATAGTTATGCACTCCTTCATATAAAAAAAATAAATTAATGATGGCTTGTTCGCATTTTTGTTCGTATAATGATGTTACCATACCACTTTCTGGTTAATGACGTAAAACAGCAAATTTGAACCTTTTGAAAGGATATACGCAAGATTCCCTTCTCTTTTATACCTTTTGGTATGATTTTCACATCTTTCCTTTACCTTTTGGCAACAAACGGGTATAGTAACGAGGAAGAACCGGGTTCTACTTTATTAAAGGAGTGGGCATATTGTGGAAAACGAATTTGGAGTTCTGCTGAAGCAGATACGGGAGCAAAAGGGCTTAACAATCAACCAATTGGCAGAAGCGGCTGGAATCAGCAACTCGCAAATATCCCGAATGGAGAACGGCTTGCGCGGCATTCCCAAAGCCCCTACCATCCGTAAACTCGCCGATGCGCTGGATGCTTCCTATGGAGAGTTTATGAGTGCAGCGGGTTATTTGGAAGGGACGGACGGCATGGATGCGGCTGAACAGCTACCTGCGTGGGCAACCTCGAAGGACAAGCGCGATTTTAAAAAGATGCTGGAAGAGGACGGCGAGCTGATGTTTGACGGGATTCCTTTGGATCAGGAGGATAAACAGCGGATTAAGGATGTCTTGACCGGCCTGTTCTGGGAAGCCAAGCACATGAATAAGAGGAAGAAAAAACATAACGAAAATCCGGATGGCCGTTAA